CACTTTGGCGGACAGCTTCACATACCATCTGTTCGTAGGATGCCATAAACTTTGACATGCCCCAGACATGGACAAAGTCATCAGGATCAATTGACTGCGCCAAGCATCGTACAAAAATCTTTGGACGATGTGACTGAGGAACTTGATTAAGAATGTAAGGCAAACTCTCAAAGCCCGGTTGAAACATATCTTCAAAGTAGATAACATCATCACTGGTAACTTCTCCTGCCTTCATCATCTTAACTAAGTTCATCAATTGACTCATGCCAAAGTATGAACGACCATGTGCATCAAGTACTTGCCCGGTAACAATTGCTTGATCGTTACTTAGTGTTTCACCACTTACAATTTGATAGTTGATACCACGTTTCTCAAAGACTCGTGTATTCCACTCAGTCAATTGAAGGGTATATCTTGCTTTATAGGGTTCAAGACCCATGTAGAATAATTTACGCATTATCGGATGATGATATCTGCCCAACCATCTTTTGGTTGTTTACCTGCTAACTGTTTTGTATGTTGACGATAGACAAATGATCGCATATCATACAATGTTGCTTCATCAAACTTAAACCCATAGTCTACACAAAATTCTTTGTAGGCTTCTAAGTCTTCAAAGATTTGACGGACGCGGTGATTAGGTTGAATGTGTGGTTTTGCCATTTTGTTTTCCTATTAAATTTTTAGGTTGTTGTAAGGTTGAGTTGTGTTGTAATGTATCGTAGCACCATTCTCATTGTCTTCTGAAACAGTGATAGTGATATTACGATCTGGATATCGAGTTGCAATAACCTCATAAAGGTCATCACTAATCATTTCACAACTTTTGTAATCCAATGCAAGGATGCCTTGAGAATATTGATTCTCTAACCATCGTTTGAATTGAATAAACTCAATATCACGGTCGTTGTGAAATACTTCAATCGTCACTTCAAAGTGAAAGATGTGACGATGTGGAGTTGCTAAAAAGCTAACGTCATACTCATCACCTGTTGCCAAGTTAGGGTCTGTCGCTGCTGCTGGGTATTTGTGAATACCCTCTTTTTGAAATCTTACAAAAATTGTACGAATGGCTTTGTCTTTGATACGTGTACGTTGTTCAAAAAGTGCCTGTTGTCTTTGTTCTTCCATGATTTACTCAAACTTAAAAAATTCGTTAAACTTTGTTCTAGCGTTAATTGCTTTCTTACCGCTGAACCCCTGACTACCACTAGACATTTGTGTCCATAATTGACTGTGTGCATCAATGATATCCATACTATCTTTGCGGGTCTTTTGAGCAAACACTTCATTAACAACTTCACGGAATGTTTTACCAGTATCACGTTCGTGAATCATTGCAGGTGTAATACCTTGCTCGTATCTACGATTCGCTTCTTGTACAGCATAGATATGTTGATAAACATTATGACTTTGAATCAGTGTATAACTCAATGTATCCCAACTAGTTTTAGTTTCTTTACCATGAGCACCGATGAAACCCTGCCCTCTGTAACAAATATCTTTCATAAGTAGTATATCAGTTACAGGACTGTCTGTAAACATAGTATGGATACCGTCAGCAATACAAGCATCACTATACTTACGCATATCACCTGCGTATGTAGGTGTGATACCATAATGCTTGCCTTCTGCTGTTTTAGTCATACTATATGCCCACTTTTTATTATTTTCAATTGTGTTATTAAAGTATGCCAAACCCTTAGCAGCACTAAAGAATGGGCTTGCACAGTCAAAAGTAATTTGCAAGTTTGGATTGTGATTTGCACGTATTGCTTTTTGGATATCAGTAAACAACACAGCATACTCTAAGATAGATACACCCAAACAATGAATCAAATCATGTTTGCCTGGTTTTAGTAATCCATCATAGATAATGTCAACCATTCTACGTAGTGTCAAATGAATGTCAATTTTGTTTTGACCACCAAATGCCCAACCATTAAAGTGATTGTCTGGATAGATATTTGGATCACAATACTTCTTCATTTCATTATACCACTCATCACTTTCAGTATGATTAGTACCTTGAAGAACGTTTAAGAACTTGCAACTACCATTACGATTCTTAATAAAATATTCGTTGTTAATATGTGTAGCGTCAATGGCATCCTGAATGTTAGTAATGCCATGAACCTTATGCATTTCTTGATTCAAGAAACTTTGTGATGGGATATCTAAACACATACCATAATCCATATATGTGTCCATCCAGTTCAATACAGCTTTACGCTTAATCATTGCTTTAGGATCGTTGGGGTCTTTCCAATCAGCAGGCCATTGGCCTTTAAGAATTTGAAAACCACCACTATCACCTAACATGAATGTACCTTCTTCACGCTTGCGAATGATACTTTCATTTGGATTATCTTTTGTAGTGTCTAAGTCAGCATGACCTGCACTATACAAACCCCACTTATAAGTGTATAAGCCTTCTTTGCTGTTTAAGAAGTTTAGTTTTTCTACATCGCCGTTGAAACTTGCAGGGATGCGTTCTTTGGGAAAGTAATCTTCTCCCTCTCGTTGCTTACCCAAGCCAGCGATATAGAAACTGCTGACTGCGGGTAAGAACAATGCCCATTCTGGGTTATGTTGACTTGATAAATTTACTTGTTCCATTAAGGTACCATTGAAGGTGTTACATTGTTGCTAGGACTATTCAATAAAGTTTGAACCATTTTGATTTGTTCTTTTCTTTTGTTGATTTCATCAACTAGACTTTTAATAGTAGGATGCTCTTGTGCAAGTTTTTCTAATTGTTGTTCTTCTATCATTTTCTTTTCTGCCCAATGCAGTATTGATACTGCTTCAATAGATAAAGAAACAGTTGCAGAACCCGATTGTAGAGTAATCCAGTTGTTGCCATCAAACACTTCTGTCTTTTGACTTGCTGTATTGTATCGCATGTTACCTACACATTGCAATCCAGCGTACCCATTGATATAGGTACTACCGGAATAACTAGCAACGTTAAGGTAAGCACTACCAGAAAGAATATTATCTATCATTTTTGTTGTGCTGGTAAACGATATGTGTAAACTGCAAGACCACTATCAACAACAATTTCACTTAAACCTTGATCTGAAATTTTGAAAGTTTTGTCACCTGCTAAACTCAAAATAGCAAGAACTTGTTTGATAGGCCAGTGCCATTGACGACTTAATGAACCACTAACGCCGGGAGCAAATACAAAGTTACCACTGTGTGTTGAAACATCACCGAAATAGATTTTCAAGTCACCGTTTTCAATTTTAGTGACAAATGTAGTTTGTTCACTGTTAGCACTTGCTTGCTTTTTCAAACGTTGAATGCCTGCAACAGTTGGAACAAATTCAACGTTAAAAGTTGGAGTCACTGCCATAACAGGACGTTTAACTTTTTCTTCAATAACAACTGCTGCCATCAAACGATAATCGTTAACAAAGTCACCGTTCTTTGTTTCAAAGTGAATTGTGTCTGGAACATCTACACCATCACGATTTTTTGTAACAACATTGATTTTTGCATCAGTATCATATTCTTCAAAGCCTAAGATAGTGCTTAGTTTACCTAAGTTAGGCATACCAAATGACCCTTTGAATTCAATGTTTGGGTTCTTGAATTCACCTGTAACCATAACACTACGATCTTCTGGGAAAGTAATAATTTCAGTTTTTGTGTCTGTACCTGCGATACGAATCAAATCAACACCCTCTAGTGCTCGGGTGTGTTCAATAATGTCTTGTAAAATGTCTTTCATGTTTGTCCTTATGTTAAATGTATTTAGGAATACTATGTGTGTATTATAGTGGAAGTTTTTGCGAAAGTAAACAGTTAGTTTACCCGAACGTAAAGAAGTTGTCAAAGGTTGATTTAGTGTTTGAGTTTTCACGGATCTTCCAATCCAACACACCTAAAAGGTTATCAATCTTTTCATCAACTAATGTCTTTTCCATTTCTTCGTCATCAAATGGTAACTCAATGAACCATTGCGGTAATCGTAGTTCGTCCGTTGGGTAAGCAACACTATTCATATTCAATGCATTTGGTTTGAGTTTACATACAACAATCTTCATACCATCTACAATTTTCATTGAGTAGTTGTCGTTATAAAGATTTCGTAAATAGTTATAGTTAATCGCAGCCATAGCATGACCAACACCACATTTACCTGTCTTCTCCCAGTTTTGTGTATGCTTAGTCAAATTATTAACTGACTTAGGTGAACCTTTTGTCCAAGGCTTTTGTTCACTCAACCAACGCTTGAATTCTTTTACGGTTTCGATAACTTCATCTCGTGTTTTACCTTGCTGTATGACCATTTGCAATACGTTCATCAAGAACTCTTGCACATACTTAGGAGTATCCGCACGTTTCAAGTCAAGACCCATAGCTTTGATATCGCCTAACTTACCATTACTATCTTTACGTTTACCCTCTTTATCAAAGATGTTGATGGCATAACGTTTTTTAGTAATGAAGATACTGCGATCACCAATTAATTCACGACCAGCTTTAATGATTGCACCATTCTTACGAGGAGCGTGAAACGCTTTCTCCATGAATGCTGGGAAACTCTCGTTTGCTTCATCAGCAATACTGTCGTATAAGCCAATACAAACATCTTTGTCCCATGACAACTCACCTGCTTCAACTTGTGCTTTAAGTGCAGGCCACGCCGAGAAATAACAACTATCAGTATCGCCATAAACAATAGAACGACCTTCGTGTGTATATTCACCTTCAATACTTTGATTGATTTGGCTCATCATGTGGCGAACAATTTGACGACCACTTAGTGTAACACTTTGACCAATACGTTTGTCATAGAAACGACAATGTTCATTCAACAATGCACCATAAGCACTGTTTAACAAAATCTTACGAACTAATTGACGCTTATCATAATAAGCATGTAGTTCTTTATCTCCTGCTGCATCTGCTTCTTTAGCCTGTTTCTGTGTTGCTTTACGTTCAGTATACCAACGACTTAGTAATCCTGGAACGACACCTTCTTTTTCATAAGTATAGATTGTACCGTTTGCTGATATCATCCAAGGCTTATGACTGTCAAAGACTAGTTTCCATATCTCGGCTGCACTCATTTCAATACTACGACCATCTTCATAGTCTAGCCATAACATAGTGCCACGTTCTTGGTTCATAATTGCTGTGTACTCTAGTGCACCAAACAAGTTTTCCCACAAGATAGCACCTTTAACATCTTCATCACCTTCTTTGAAGAATTTCTTCTCACGTGCTAATTTAGCACCTTTATCCTTCATGTATTGGTCTGTTAATGTTTGTCTGACTTGAGCAACAATGGTTTCACCTGCCATGTTGAGCGCCCGAATAACGGATGGATATAGCGAGTTGATGTCAACTGCTCCGACCCAGTCATGCATTCCCTTTTGGGGAGTAGCAACATAGGCACCTGCTGCTTGCTGTTGTTCTTCATCATTTTCATTCTTCCTTTTCTTATCTGGTACAACTAACCCACGACTGTGAGCCTCGTTCATAACTGCCATTTCAATCATAGCAACTGAACCCATAACTGTTGGCATAAGAACTGTGTTCTCATGTGCCAATGCGTTAGCAAGTTCTAAGAACTTTGTTTTGTTATGAATCTTAACCAACAACATAGTATCTTGACGGTTATACTCTAAGAACTTTTCCCAGTCCTTGTTGTACAATTGGTCTAGAGTACCTTCATATTGTGTTTTGTTTTCACCGACTTCCATTTCACCAATGGCGTCTAGTTTATAACTGTGTCGTGATTCATAGTTATACTTTTTGTACAATTGTAAATAGTCAAGGTGAATACGACCAACCAAATCGTAAGTCATTTCTTTCTTACCAAATCGTTCATATTCTCTTGGCTTTGGAAGCTGACCCAATAGACAGAATTTTCTAGTGTCATCCTTACTCATTACTCGTGTTACACGATTAACCATGTAGGGTATGTCATAGCCTTCACTGTTCCAACCAGTCACAACATCAGCATCTTCTATCAATTGGAAGAAAACATCAAACATTTCCTTTTCATTTTTGAAAAGTAATGTGTTATCAAACTTACTTACAATTTCTTGTGCTGTTTCTTCACTCATGTGCTTAGGTGGAATACACAATGTTACCAATGTGTCTTGCCAATCTAAGTATAGACTGATTGCTGTTACTGGATTGAATGGGTCACTTGTTGGACTGAACCCTTTAACGGGGTCAAAGTCAACTTCAATGTCAAAGAAACAAGTGTGTAGTTTAGGTGGTTCAACACCTAAATAGTTTTCTGATAAGCAACGGAATATAACGTTAACATCACTCTCATACAATGTTTTGTTAGAGTGGATACGCTTTTCCTTTTCAAATTCTTGTCTCTTGCGAGTACTGAATCTTGATACAGGAGTACCGTAAATACTTCGTTGTTTGCCTTTAGGGTCGTCATAGTAAAGCACATAATTTGCTGGAAACTCGTTATATACTCTTTTACCCTCAGGTGATCTTTCTACTACATAGATACGGTCTTCATCACGGGAATGAATAGCATCAATGTATGACATTAGACTGTTTTACCTACTGTTTCCAAAATAGTGTTCAAGTCTTCGTGTTCTTGGTTAGTCTGTGTTAGACTTGCTTTGTGTGCGATACGAATTGCTTTTTTAAGAACAGAAGGTTTCACCTCTAATTCTTCTGCGATAGCTTTAACTGTGTCGTTAAGACCTTCGTTGAGGGTATCAACCTCGTGCATTACTGCCATTCCTTCATTTATCAATTGTGTGAGCTTAATTTTTTGGTCACCGCTGAACATTTTTGTTGTCATAAATTCTCCTGAGAAAGTACTTATTATAAAGCATTCTGTAGAGAAGTCAAACTTTTTGCGTAATTAATTTACCCTTTGTA